TCCCTAAAAAAAGGAATATCTTCATCGGTTATAAATGTAGTTTTATCTCCAGATTTAACTCTAATAACTCTATTAAGGGAGGGAACATATTTAGCTATTTCTACATATTTCCAAGAAGATAAAAACTTATTTGATCTTTCACAAATTTTCATATAATTTTGACCCTACAATCATCATGTTTTATATTTAGAATAGATATTTTTGGATAACAAAAATTATCTGAGTGAGTCCTATAATAGACTGACTCTTCTATTATATCTTCTAGATTGGAAAAAAGATATATTCTTTTAGATATTCTTTCTTCTATGTTATTGTCTTGTCCATTTATCATTTATAAGTCCGCTATCATCTATGTATGTATGTAACTTAGAGGCTATATTGTCCGCTACATGAACTATATAATCCATGTAAGTAATTGGATAAGTTTCTGGAATAGGAGACCACGGCCCAAGATGACATCTCACTAATCTCAAAATAGATTGTATTGTTTCTTCTTGCATAAACAAAGACGAAGAGTGCGCATCGTTTGCATATTTTTTATCATGGCTTATTACATTGGATACAAATTTATTTACTGTGTACGGATGCATCGGGTCATACTGAAAGGTGTCATCAGAGTGATTCACCCCTTTAGTTATATCGTGTAAAAGACATGCTGCCAGTATGACGTCTCGCTCCTCTTGGGAGACACTATACGAATCACACATAGTATCAGCTATTCTTGTAACTCTTTTTGTATGCAGTACATTACCGCCGTGCCCGTGCTCATCCGGTGGGTGATATTTTCCAGAAAAACTTGATGGAACTATCCAAAAATCAGATGCCTGCAGTAATACGGATCTAACGAAAGACTTAATTACTTCATCTGAAATAAGATTTATTTCACCTAAAAGAGCGTCTAGGTAATCGTCTTCTTGTTGCGTGTATACACTTTTATCCTCTTCGAGGATATCATCTAATATACTTTTCTTATTCATTTCCATCCTGTCCATTTTGAGCATGGTTCGTCAAAGGGGCATTTCTTGCAATAGGAAATTAAACCTCTTCTTGGAACAAATAGTTCTTTAGAAGATATTGTATCACACCAGTACTCAAAAGCGTCAACGTCTTCTTGTGTTATTTCATATTCAATAAATTGATGGCTATTAGATACTAGATCGATATACCCAAATTTTGTTTTACTTAATCTGCCTGGGTGTTTATTTTTAAAACCAAGATACATTGAAGTAAAATCAACTTGATACATATGTCTATGATTTGTTTTATAATTAAATAAAAATTTAATAACAAAATTATTTTCTCCATTAGAATAAATTAAATCAAATTTATCTTCAATTTTTGAATTTGAACCCGAAAAAGCAAAGTAGTCGTCGCTAATTGATATTGGTATGAATTTGGTATCAGAGTATGTTTCGTAAAATTTTAAAAGCAGTGCTGCGGCTTTAGAGGTTAAATTAGCTACATTGCCATACATGCTTTCATGTTGTTCAGTTATTATATCGTAATGGTCTGTATTTTTTGGAAACCATAATTTTTCCCACCTATTTAATAACGATGCGTACGAGGGGGTAATGCCAGCTTGTTTTTTAAACCAAAAATAATACAGAATGTTTTTAATTGTTATTTCAAATTTATTAGTGTATATATCTCTAGAATAAATTTTTTCAGAAAGCTCTTGTTTATATCTGTAGTCATATAATCTTTCACATGTTTGGAAATCTTTTATTGCAGCTACCGTTAGTTTTAACATCAATCAAAACCCTCTCCATTTAATAATTGCTGAAGATCAGAATCTTTTTCATACATTGAATCATCAGCTATTTCATATTGTTCATATATTTTCTTTTCATCATTGTACCTAACCAAAGGAGGATCATACAAAAATGCTGAACCAGTAATTCTATTTTTAGGTATTTGAAGCTGCATAACATTTTCATCTTCAGTATCGTCATTTGTTGCAAGTCTTTTTTCTGTTATAAATATTGTGACTGCACACTTTTGCTGAATAGCTAGTGAACCACCAGTATCAGATTGTTGAACAACTTCACGCTTTTCCTTCATTCTATTTGAATTTTCTTGTGCTGTAATTATTAAAACACAATTCATATCTCTAGCTAGCTTTTCTAACCTAACCATCATTTCTTCAAATTCACCCCAGCGTGGCTTTCCTTTGCCGCTACCCCTAGTGAACATTGATTGAATAGTGTCTATAATAACTACATCTGGAAGTTTGTCATTATGGCCAATTAAATCTCTTAACCAAATTTCTAAGTCTTCAAAATACGGAGTTTCTGGATCGTGTCTAACCATGAGACGATCTCCCCACTGCTTTAATTTATTAGTAAATATTTTGATATATTCTTTTTTTTGATCCTGAGTCCATTTATCGACTTCTGCATATACGTTTTTACCTATTATTTGAGTCATCAATACTCTTTCCCAGTGACCCAATGCTTCTTCAAAGTTTACGTACAAGACTCTATAGCCAGTATCTAACCAATGATTAGCTAGACATTTAGCAAACGTACTTTTACCTTTACCTGAGGGTGCAATTATTGCATGTACAGCGCCTTTAAAGAATCCACCGTCATCAGTATAGCCCATTGCTCTATTGAGCGATTTAAATTGCGTTGGCATAAAGTCAGGTACATTTAAGAGACTATCGGCTCTCCCTATAATGTCATCTGCTGTTGTCAGTTTCTCGAACGGATTATATTTAATTGAACTTTCTAAATCTTTTATTGATAATGTTAAAAGACTTATACGATCTATATCTTCTGGAGATTTATTACCTTTTTTGTTAATTAGAATTTGTAATTCTTGTAGATAATTAATTTGCTTTCTTTTATTAGCTTTATGTTTAAGAAGTTCTACAATTGATTCTTTATCTGTTGAGTTAACACTTAATATATAATCCAACATAACAGATACTCCAGCGGCACCGCCTAGTGCATCATATATATCTGTTTCTTCTGATAACCATGATCTAAAGGCAATTGGATCTACCTTTTGTAGATTAGTAGATTTATAAAAAGCTAAAAAAGCTTGATACAATTCATATACACCTTTTTCTCCATGTATCAAGCCCACAATTTCTTGTGGGAGATTTTCACTAAAGTATTCAATTGCCCCATCCTGCTTTAGGCATAGTGAGAAGGCTTGATATTCAAGTGGTGTTTCCTGGAACTGCTCTACTTCATCTAGTGTCATCAATTTTTTTGCCTTTTATTTTTCTATATAGATCTTTTTTATATTGAGAATTTTTCTTTTTCATTTCCTGATAATACTTTGAAGATGTAATAGATTTTTTAACGCTATTTTTTTCTAGCATCGGCGTAGATCTAATTGCTTCAAGCATTCTATTATACACGCTTGTTTCAGTTAATGAATCATTGTATCGAAATACAATAAGTGCTATTCCATTTTCTTTACACCATTCAGCTTTTTTAATATCTCTTTTTTGAGCTTCTTCAAACTCATAGCGAGAAGAAAAAAATCTAGAAGTGTAATAAAAATGTTGACGACCGTGATATTCTGCAGCTATGGCATAGCTAGGGCAATACACATCTAATCTCATTTTGTCGCCAATATGAAATTCATTAATAATTTCTTCACTAGGAAGAAGTTTTTGCATTACAGCAGTAAGTGCAGTTTGCCCTCTAGACATTTTTTTCCTAGATTGTTTCAACCAAGATAGGCCAAGTTGATTTATTCTAGAATTAACATCTGAAATAGATACGCCTAGTTCATTCGCTATTTGACTGATAGACATTGATGTTTCTAGTAGAAGATCTACTAGAAACTCAATATCATCATCACTGATGTCCTTTTTACTTTTAGACATATTTAGTTTTGTTGCGCCATTGCCTTTGTTAAACTAACGACTTTACCTGTATCTATTATAGACATATCTAAATTCTCCCAAATTTTGGACGCCAAAGCCAGACCCAATACTCCACAATCAAACAGGCAGTAATCTACACCTTCATTAAATTCAGATATCTGAGCGTATACATTATCTAGTTTGTCATAGTAGTTATGAAATGGTACATTGATAACATGACAGTTGAATCCAAAAACTCTTTGAACTATTTTTTTATCATGAAAAGACACAACTAATTTTGGTGTATTTCTTATAAAGTAATTTATAAGAGTATCATAAATTTCTTTATTGTTCAGTAAATAATATTCAAATATATTAGAATAAACATATTCTGAATTTTTATTTAAGCCTATTTTAAAGTGTTTGCCAGATTCAATATATGGGATAAGGGAGTTTGAAATGGCTTTCATTACATTTTTATCAGTATTTTTTAATGAATTAAGAACACCTTTAGCAAAGTGTGGAGGAAAAGGATTTTCACTATTTTTATTTAAAGCAACAATTGATGACTTTGGAATATTAACATAGGCAAACTTTTCTCTTTTATTCATTGCTAAACTTAATTTAGTAGTTGATTCAGTTACATTTAGTATAGTCATTTTATTTCCAATCAGATTCCAAAATTACCCCAGTCAATTAAGACTGGATTTTCGTCGACAATAGAATTTATGTGCTCGATTTGATGAAACTCTCCACCATCTAACTCTGAATATCTAGCGTGCTTTATTTTTTTATCAAGATCATTAATATAGCCAAGATGTTGCATGATTAGACTGCTGTTTAACCAATAGTTTCTTTTGTTGATCCATTCCCTAACATAAGAAGGTTCTGAGCCACATGCTAATTTTCTATTTACAAACGCGCCGTTGTCAAGAAATCTAAAAATTCTACTACTATTATTTGGTGTCCAAAGTTTATCAACTCTATATTGAGTTTCATTCCACATGTGATAAAAGCGAACATTGACTACATCAAAAGGTGAAGTTGCTAGAACATCACGTATTGGTAAGTCATTAGTATGAAATAACTTTTCATCACAATCAATTGCAATAACCCAGTCACCTACGCTGGCATATTTTTCTAAATTACTCCAGGCAAATGCTCTTAGTTGACCTTCATTTTGAGTAAACAACTGCTCCGGTGTCTGAAAAACTTCTGCATATTTTGCAGCTATCTCTGGAGTATTATCGGTAGAACAGTCATCGGTAAAAATAATTTTATCTACTTGAGTAGATAATCTTTCTAAAACTTCTTCTAAAAATCTAGAAGATTCATTGCGCCCAATCATTTGTGCGAATATCATATAATTCCAATCTTTTTTAAAGGCAGAAAGGGGGATTACTCCCCCCTTCTCCCTAACCAACAAGTACTAGACTTTAATGAGTTGTTCAGCCTACGAGCTGCTCATGAGCCTCTGCAGCCGAGATTCGCTCAATCTCAACATCTTTAATGATCAACTCACCAAGAGTGCCAACTGGGC